TTACGCGTTTACGCGCGCACAGACGGCGAAAAACTCCCGGCAACCTCGCACGCGCGTATAGACGCGCAAAAATTCGCCTTGCTGAGTTAATACATAGGCAAACTGCGGCCCGGCTTTGTATTCAACGGACGGGAATTTCCGCCGGTTGTTCACGCACGCACGTAAGGATGTCGGAAAATTCCTCGTAGCGGGATAATACGGCGCAATGTCGATAATACCGTTGTGCCTCCAAAAGGCCAGCAGGGCCAGCAACAGCAAACCCAGCCGCCCGGATTGACGGCTGGGGCAAATAATCGTTCCCGAATGAAGTTGAGAGGTCTCGCAATCGAAGGTTATTTTGTGCTTCAAGATTCCCGGCATAGGCGCTGATACAAACAATCCGCAGCCATTATTACCCGCACAATCCTGCGCAACGCCCATATCGCAACATCGGGGCGGATGTCGGGGCACGCTGCGTTTTGTTTCAACTCTTTCAAATCGTCGAGGGTCTCGGCGACGGATATTTCGTGCAGCACGTTTGTGTATTGCTCTACCCACTGCATAAGCCCGTCAATTATTTCGGCGGGGGATATATCGTCGTTTGTTTGCTTCATCGTGTATTTGAAGCTGGCGATTTCGTTTGCAATTGTCTGTCTGTTGTAGTCCATAGCGTTAAAATTTTATTTATTGGTGAAACAGTAGCATTTATTCATCGAAGGGTCGAACGTCGAAAATTCGCCATCCTTTTCCCATTCCCGGACGGTATAGCGCCCCTTCGGAAGATACCCTGCCCGGCGGACAGCCTCGGCCTCGGTGGGGAATGTCCCCAACCGATAGCCGCCGTATGTCAGTTCGTAGATCATAGTTCGGTATTGTTGGACAACGTACATAAATTTTCCGTCATGGACATCACGGCCAACTTCATTACCTCGTCTTGCGCTTTGCCTAATGCGCTGTCAAATTCACTGTTCACCTCATTGACCGCCGAGCCGCCGTAATCCATTTCGGTAACTTCCGCCGCCTCGCCGCAGAGGTCCGATAATTTGATATAGATAGCCAGGTATCCGGCGGTCATCGGGCTTAATTTTACGTTTTTCAAATCTTCGATAGTCATGATTTTATAGTTTTAATCGGTTAGTTCAACATTAATTGCAAGGCTTCGGCGATCTCCGGACACTCCCGGCCCGCCCGGTCCCATACGGCGGGGACTTCTGTAAATTCGCTCATCTCGTCGTTGCACAACCGGGCCGAATAGTCAACGAATATCGTGTACCCCTTGTGGGTAATTTCGAAACCTTCGCTTACGCCGTCGCAGTTGAAGGTGATGTAATCGGCCGCCTTGCGGGCCATTGTCCGAATGTCGGACCGGGTTAATTGTTCATTCATTGTTTTATCGAGGTTTTGCGAGAATCTCGCTATTTTTCAATTTCCGTAATAGGTGTTGAGGGGCGGTACGCCCCCGGTTATCGTTAGTCTCCGTAATACGTTCTGCTGTTGCCGTAGTAGTCGGCCGGAACATTTGCCAGCGGATGCCATTCCGCAACCTTCGATTCCTCCATCAGGCGGTTCTCGATTATCGCCGTCATGACCGCCAGCTTCTCGTTACGCCAAGCCTTGCGCAGGCAGGCCGAAAAGGTCATCGAAGCGTTGGCACGTTTCAGATACCAGGCGTTGCGCATGATCTTCGATTTGTTGTAGCGGGTGCGGGTGGTTGTCATAACATTTATAGTTATTGGTTTTATTTCTTGATGCAAATATAAAGCTATAAATTTAATTATGCAAATAAAAAATAAAGTTTTTACTATTATTTTTGCAGAAAAATAAAGTTATAGCTACATTTGTACCAGTACCAAAGATTTAAAGCTATGGATATAAAGAGAACAATAAAGGCTAACGGCCTAACTGTTAAAGAAGTGGCCGAAAAAATGGGAATTACGCCCGTCGGACTTAGCCAGCATATTAATGGGAATCCAAGTGTAGAAGTGCTTGAGCGTATTGCCGCCGCTATTGGTTGTAACGTGGGTGATTTTTTCGCCCCTCAACCGACAAACACAATCACCTGCCCGCATTGCGGCAAACTTATCAAAGTAGAAAAAGGGGAATAACCTCAAACATCTGCATCATGGAACAAGAATTGATACTATACAATTCAGCCGACGGAAAAAGTAGTGTTTCATTACTGGCCCGCGACGGATCGGTCTGGCTCAATCAAATGCAGTTGGCCGAACTTTTTGCCACCTCGGTCCCCAACATTAGCCAGCACATAAACAACATACTAAAAGACAAAGAATTAACCGCCGATTCAGTTATTAAGAATTACTTAACAACTGCCACAGATGGCAAGCCCTACCAAGTTAAATTCTATTCATTGGAAATGATTTTAGCGGTAGGGTTTCGCGTTCGATCTATCCGCGGCGTGCAGTTCCGCCAATGGGCAAACCGCAATCTTGCCGAATACCTGCGTAAAGGGTTCGTAATTGACGATGAGCGATTGAAAAATCCCGACGGCCGCCCGGATCATTTCGACGAACTTCTCGCCCGTATTCGCGATATTCGAGCCTCGGAAAAGCGATTTTATCAAAAGGTGCGCGACCTGTTTGCCCTGAGTAATGACTATGACAAAACAGACAAAGCGACGCAAATGTTTTATGCCGAAACCCAAAACAAACTATTGTATGCTGTAACGGGTCAGACATCCGCGGAGATCGTAATGACACGAGCCGATGCAGATGCTCCGAATATGGGGCTGACTTCTTGGAAAGGGGCGGTAGTGCGCAAACAAGATGTCATTATTGCCAAAAATTATTTGACACACGACGAATTGGATTCTTTGAATCGACTAGTCGTTATCTTCTTAGAAACAGCTGAATTCAGAGCCAAAAACCGAAAAGACCTCACAATGAATTTTTGGCGTGAAAACGTCGATAAAATTCTGCTTTCCAACGACCAACGCTTGTTATCTAACGCTGGAATGGTCCGTAAAGAGCACAAAGACAAATTCGCTTATCAGGTTTACGAAGAATTCAATGCACGCCGCAAACGCAAAGAAGCTATTGAGGCAGACCGTGAGGATATGGAACAACTGAAAGAACTGGAAAACGAAATAAAAAACCGTCCTATATGAATTCTAAAACCTATCAAATAGACGCCCAAAGCCTCAAACAAGCGCACGCCCTTTTCGAATCGGGGGACATCGACCGTATAGAGGTCGGAACCGTGGCCGGGCTTTGTGAGATTCACCGCTATCTGTTCGGTGGGTTGTATGACTTTGCCGGAAAGATTCGGACGCTGAACATCGCAAAGGGGGGCTTTCGCTTTGCAAATTGCCTTTATCTGGGTGCGATCCTCCCGGTGATCGAGCAGATGCCGGAAACGACCTTCGAGGAGATCATCGCAAAATATGTCGAAATGAACATCGCACACCCGTTCATGGAGGGCAACGGTCGGGCCACTCGCATCTGGCTCGACATGATGCTGAAAAAGCGCCTCCAGCAGGTTGTGGATTGGCGGAAGGTGGATAAGGATTTGTATTTGCAGGCTATGGAACGCAGCCCGATCAATGATCTGGAATTACGGGCCCTGCTCGGCCAGGCATTAACCGACCGCACGGATGATCGGGAAGTTATTTTCAAGGGAATCGAACAGTCGTACTATTACGAAGGATACGAGGGATAAATCTTAACAATACCGACTTATGGAACTGCAACCCATCCAAAGCAAGATTTACGAAATACGAGGCCAGCGGGTAATGCTGGACTTCGACCTGGCCGAACTCTACCAAGTGGAGACAAAGCGGCTGAAAGAGGCCGTAAGGCGCAATATCGAGCGTTTCGAGGGCGACGATTTTATGTTTGTACTCTCGGAAAAAGAATATGAAATTTTGAGGACGCAAATTGCGACCTCAAGTCTAACATCACAAAATGCGTCCTCAAATTGGGGTGGTCGTCGCTATATGCCATTTGCTTTTACGGAAATGGGTGTCGCAATGCTTTCGAGCGTCCTGCGTAGCGAGACGGCTATACGGGTAAATAGGGCCATTATGCGGGCTTTTGTAGCAATGCGCAACTACATTACCACCACAACCCAAATCACGGCAGAATTGGCCGAAATTCGGGCAAAACTGGCACTACTGGAGCGGGCTGATGCAGACAATGCCGAAGCGGTCAGCGATCTGTCGGAGGATATGCGCCAGGAACTCGACAATATCTATCAGGCTATCGCAGCATTGTCGATCAAAGTGCCACAAGCCCGCAAGCCCTCCCAGCCGATAGGGTTCAAGCCGACAACAAAGAAATAGCCGATTTGGCGACGCTTGCTCTTTGGAGGGTATATGCTTCACCCGTTAGGAGATCGTCGAAATTTAGGCATTCCAGAACGCAAATACGCTCGATAAAAGACAAAGAGAGCCGGAGTAATTCCCGGCTCTCGTCATTTCGTCGTTATTCGGTGGCGTGCATCATCACACGCAGCGTGCCCCGTCATTCCTTTACTGTCCGCCTGCCGATGGACTGGATGATCTTGGCCGCTTCGGGGTCGAGGACCACGGAAATAGGCTGCGTTGCGGTCGTTATCTCCTTGCCGTTGGTGGTCACATCCTGACGGTCGGCAAGATGCAGAACCCGGGCAACGATTCCCGAATCGTACTGTCCACATAATGCGCCCTCCAGCTGGTCCGCCTCGATAGCCTCGCGCACGCACGTAAGGATGTCAGAAAATTCCTCCCTTGACTCATATTCATAGAAATTTTGCCTGCTGATCTTCGCAAATTGGCAGAATCCCACCAATGTCAGGGGACGCTGTGTTGGAACGGGAATTATTTCCCCTGCTGAAACCTTGTTGATGTAAACCGGATTCGCTTTCACCCATTCGACGTATTCCTCAAACTTGGCTTCAAGGGCTTCGGGGGTATATGCACGAGGGCGGCCCACTTTGCGGGCTGTTCCCGTACGCTTTATTTCATTCTTCATATAGATTAATGGTTAATAAATTAGGCCGACTTTGCTTTCTGGGATACTGCCACCTGCCGGCGCACGGCGTCGTTCTCCTGAATTCCCAGAATGACAGGGTTGTAATTAATTTCCTCTGTTCCGGCGTTTTCGGGGGCGTAGATAGACAGATACAGATCGCCGTCCTCCTCGTACAGATCGACATAAAGGCGGGAATCGTAATCGACGATATAGGGCGTTCCGTTCGATGTTATGGCATACGCTGTGCCGTTAATGCCGTCCGCTTCTGCAACCCATTGGCTGTCTTCATTCTTGCCGTCCAAGCGCAGATAATACGTTGCTGCCACCACTCCGTCCACTTTCAGTTTCAGCAGTTGGCAGTCGCAGATGTCGTTTTCGCCTGTTTCTACCGAATATATGGCGAATATCTGCCCGAATTGGGCTATATACACCGGCTTCGTGTAGTCGAGGTTGTAGAGATCGAGAGCCGTGAGTTTTGCCCGAATGGTGATGATTCGCAGGCGGTCAACGACTTTCTGATAGGACGAATATCGGGTCTTTACGATACCTTCCTCGCCGCCGAACCTCATCCACGGATCGAATACCCCGATGCAGCGGGCAATGCCCGACATAAACGCTCCACGCCCCGATAATATCCGTGGCGAACACTCCGAATAAGTGATATTCTCCTTGTCTTCTGTACTGTGATCCTCGTAGATCGGCACCAATGCACAATTCACCTCGTTTGTAGTTGCGTTCTCCGACGCCGAGAAAGGCAGCGACACAAGTTCCGTTTCTTTCTCGATGTTCTCGTTTCGGATCGTGATGGTTCCGTATGTGTCGGTCTTTACATCGTCGTCGTTGTCGTAGTCGAGGATGTTGCTTTGGGCGAGGTCATCGATGGTGAAAATCGATGCGTCGGGCATATCCACCCGGTGAAAATCGTTCAGTATTACCCGGTCGCTCCAGTCGATGATGTCGTTATTCTGAACATTGGCGATTATGTCATCGATGCTTATCAGCTTGATCGTGTTAGGGCTGTCCTTGTCCGCATAGGCGAACAGACCGTTCATGGACATCAGGGCGAGGATAAAATCGCCCTGGGAGATGTCGGGTAGGTTGGGGGCGACATAAAAAGCATTCGGATAGCTAATTTCGAAGTTGTCAAAGTCGCCGAAAACTAAAACGTCGCCCACAAGATACTCATCGGGCAAGACGTCTGTTGATTCGAAGTTGACATTAAACCCTGTATATTGAGATGCGCCATTTATGTTAAGTACTAAAGCACTAAACCATACTTTGCCATTTTTAGTATTATACGGGGACGTTTCCTTATATAATACGTCCCGCTCTCCCGTATAACGAACGCCATATATAGACATGGTTGCAGTACCATCTTTCTCTTTACCATAACTCGGCCAATTAAATTTAACATAAAACTTATCGGCATCCGAAGAAGAAATTGATATTTTGATAGCTGTTGCTCCATTGTTCTTAAACCCCATAGTGCCGGATGGGAACCCAACGATACCAGCTTGGTCATGTCCATTAAAATACAAATTCATGGATATGGGGCTTTCTTCATTTGATTTGTACGCATAGTTATGTTCATAGTCTGCATTTTTCGACACCAGCGGAATAATAGGCCCAAGATTCTTGCTGTACGCCAGCCGCTCCTTGCCGTCGATAGTGATCCCGTTATACTTTTCGATAGCCGAAAGAATTGTTTTCACCTGCACGGACGGGTGCAAATACTTGGGGTTCGACAGTCCCATTCCGAAATTCACGCCCCAAAACGCTACACCGGGGTATTCATTGGTCGTATTTCCTTCTAAAATGGTCGTGTTTTCGTTCCAATCAATGTGGTCCGCTCCGGCTTCCTCCAACTGCGCCCCCAAATCCCGCAGGTTCGCGTCAAACAGAGGCTGAAAGTTATCCGCATTGCCCCACGTAAGCGTTACATTGATCGTATCCGCAATATCCGTAACCACGGCGAAACCCTGCGTGAACAGCGGCACCCCGTCCTGATACAACGCCGCCGGAAGTCGTACATACGGAGCGTCAGCATCCGCATCCGGGCGGGCTGCCTGACCTATAGCCCGCATATTGGCAGGCGTAGGCGGCAGCGCAATATTGTAGGAACGGTTCGACTGGATGCTGTCGAGGCTCGAAAATATCGGACTTTGATAGAGCAGGGTTACGACCTCGTCGCTCGAAAGGTCGCACAGAATATCGTTGATGTATAGTTCGTAGGTTGTCATAGATATTCGTATCTTACTATTTCAACGACCAAATCTTGCATCGGCGCGCCCGTGTCTTCGGATTCCGAATCTTCAACCATGAAACGCACCCAATTGCCCGCATCCGGGTCGTACATGAACAAATCCTGGCATCCGAGGATCGTGCGGCACAAGTTGAAAACATCCCTTTCAACAATGCGACTATGCAAGGTATAGCGTTTGGCCAGCGTCTTGTTCTGCACGTCGCGAGGTGTCAGCGTATCGTCGAGTTGATGATAAGTAGATTCCACAGACATTTCGTCGGTTTTAGATTCCTGCGTCCATCGGTATAAATAGGGGATACCGGCAGCATCCGTCCATTTCAAAAATATCCCCTTGGTGCAATAATCGTAGTAAGTTCGTATCTCCGCATTATAGTCTGTCGGGGTGGCTCCCACAGCAAGCGGCTTGCCAAGGTCTTCAGATGGGATTTTTGCCGGATCAAACGGGATGATGGGAGAAAATGCCGAATTTCCGATGTATTTCTCTGTTGTTGTCGAGGAGGGCGTAAGCACGAAAAGCTCGCCCGTTTGTTTCGGGAAAAATAGCGACTGCTCGAATCCTGCGTTCGGATAGACCACAATGCAAGGGGCAGCGGGATAGAATTGTGAAATATTTTCCCCATCTCCCCATCCGGGGAGAATCTCTCGGTCTGCAAATCCGGGGACTGCGTAAAGAGCCGGTCCAGCATGGTTATATTCGGAGGCAGTAATTGCATAGGTGATTAAATTCGATTTGGTTCCTTGAATCAGACTTTCGCATATTCGCCCAACAGGGAATACCGCCACACCTTTGTCGTTAGTTTTGCGTGTCAAGGTGATAGACCGAGTGAATGTCCAATCGGGCCTTCCTGTCAATTTAAGGGACACGTCTATATTCCCCTTTTGGGAGAGCAGTTCAACCCGAAAATACGCAAAACGGCCCCGGGTCTCGAAGATATCCTCTGGGCGGGTTACCTTGAATACGTCATTTGTGTGCAATATCATAATTCTATCGTCGCATCTAATAGTTGATAAATGGATGTATCGAGTTCCTCTGTTATTTTTTTGCTGATTCTATCGACAACTTCGGGCAGTAAGTCTTTCATTATCTCCGTTCCTCCGCCCTCTTGATAAAGCACGCTTCCGTGATCCCAGACGCTTGAAGCGACGCCATATGCGTTTATCGATCTTGGGTCAAGGTTCCATCTCGATTCTTTAACCCGCGCCCACCGCTCTATCGCGTTCCGGAATGCCTCGAAGCTGCCGAACTCCTCTTGCACATCCTGTGGGGAACTTCCTTCGTCGATATTCTTGATGCCTTTGCGCCCGACAAATGAGACCGTAAGTCCACCATTTGTAGCTTCATGGATGGTTTTAAGGCTTTCAGCTGTTGCGCCGGTCGTCTCCTCCGGAACGTTCAGGGCGTTGACATCGGCGCCGCTGCTGGTTCTCTTGGTCATTATATTGAAGGCGATCTGCTCGGCCAGCGGACCGAGCTCGTCTTCACAGATGGCGATGACCCGCTCGGGGCTAAATATTTCCTCTATTTGCCTGATAGTTGGCATATTAGCATATATTGTATGTTATAGTGGCACTTAATGTCACTCCCGCCACCAATGCATCGAATTTTCCGTAGAAAGGCGTTGCATTGGATACGAGTTCTACTTCGAGGCCCATTGACCGTAGCCGATTGATAAATGCGAATGCCCGTTCTTCCATTTTTTCGACAATAGGCTGCACCTCGGTCTCCGTATCCGGCTCCGCTTTTCCGAGCGCATCGCAGAAGTAGAGCGTAGTTGTGCGGCACCGAGTGACCGACAATTTCGTTTCTGAAATCGTTTCGTTGAACTGGCGAAGCAATACGGGATACTGCTTGACATCGTCCATCAAGTAGTTCGCTTCGGCAATTCGTGCGTACATGCAGGTGCACATCCCGTCTGCCTTGGCACACTCTCTGAATATCTCGTTAATGCTTTTTTTCATCGTCTCCGTCTCCCGTTAGATTTGTTCGCTTCATAGATGGCTCGCTGTTCCATGTTGTCGCACTTGCAGGCTTCGAATGCTTCGTATACTGTCGCCCACGGCGTATTCCATGCTTTATTCATATCTACGGCGCCGTTCATTATCTGGCAGTATTTGCGGCAGACGGCAACAAGACCGCGATTGGGTCGCTTGACACGCGCTTTCATCTCGGCGGCCGTGAGGGGCATTTCCAGCTTTTCCCACGATTTGCCGATACCTTCCAACCCTTTCTGTATGGCAATGAAATAGCGCTGGGCACGGATGAACCGGAGGCGTCCGATTTGCTCCTCGTCTATGCTGAACTCCGCGTTCCAGTCCGGATTACCGTCAACGCCTATGCGGTTGAATTTCGTGAGCCCGAGCATCACGCCGAGCACGATGCAAAAATATTCGTACGACGGTTTCCGGGCTTCTATGGCGTTCAGTTCGCCCATAGTGATGTCGGCAATGTCACGCACGGGCAGCCGTTTGTCGAACCACATTCGGCGTTTCATAGGCACGAACTCCGGCTCCGGAAGGCATTGTATGGCTTTTACGATACGTTCGGTACCCATGCTGAATAATGCACGGTTGCGCATCACAACATCACTAACCGTATCTTTGGGGGTTATCTTCATAGGTTGTAAATATTGATTGGTTCGAATATTTCTGCGTAAAAGTCTGGGGATAGCTTAACATCGTCAACGATGCGGATGATCTCTCGGCATTCGTCCACCATATCGTTCCACACGCGGACGAGCCGATGTGTCGGAGATGTTCGGGTGCTGCTTTCGGTGTTCTTCAACTTTTCCCCGGCAACGGTGTTGAATGTCATATGGTCGCGCGAGTAGTAGAAATAGATATACTTGGCAATTACGGATGTCCCCTTGTCCGGTTGAGCCAGCAGCGCCACAATGACCGGGTAATCCTCGATATTGTCGGCTACATCCGATCCCAGAAGCATTCGCAGAAACCGAGGTTCGTATTTGGCGATATATGCCTGGATGTCGCTTATGATTTTGGGGGCAGGTCCGGCGGGTTTACCGTCGCTCTTGCTCTCTATCCCCGCAATATATGTCTCGGGATAGGTGAAATATCGCTCGTCTAAGATCATGTTATTTTGTTTGAAGAAGGGGCGGCGTGTTGCCGCCCCTATCCGGTTACTCCTCCAGGGCCTTTTTATAGAACCCTTTGGCGATCATCATTTCCGCAGTTGCCCGCGATTTGATGAGTATTTCGCCATTGTTGATCCCGTCATGCGCTCTAATGACTTCGACGCGCATGACGTTGGCTTTAAGGGCGCGACGACCGCGCCTAACGGGGGCGCGTGTCATAGCTGCTTCATCTTTCGCTTTCATGGGTTACTCGGTCGGTCCTGCTGTTGCTTTCTCGATGGCGGCCAGAGCGGTGTTGATGTCGGCGACATAGATATTCGCTTTCATATCCGGCCGTGTAACGAGGGCTTGCCCGCGATACCACAGCCACAGACGATACGAATCCGTCTCCGGGACGCGCTCGATCTCCATAGTGATATTGCGCTTGTCGTGCAGCTGGAGCGTCGTGGAATCGAGCACGACGAGCTCCGAGGCCGAGAGTTTCGGGGTCGGGATAATCGTCATGCCATGCACCGACAAGGCCCCATTGGGCAGCACCGTGATGTAGTCGCCGAGGGTGTTCTTCAGCGTGCGCATCTTGAATTCGGTGGCATAGTTCATCAGCACGTAATTCGGAGCCATCGAATCGTTGGTCTCGACCTTTGCCTGCGTTTTCATGGCGAGGATCAGGTCGGCGATGTTCGGTGCTGACACGCTGGTTGCCACACCCGCCGTCGTTGCATTGAATGCCGTAACGCCGGATGTTTTCAGTCCGTAGATGTGTTTGGGCTTGGAGGCATCCACGCCGTCACCGTCCCACAGCAGAGAATCGAGTTTGGCTGCGATCCCCTGCTGGGCCTTCGTCTGCGCCCATGCCAGGAAGTACCCGAAATCTTCGGCGCTCTCAGCCGAGAAAGGAAGCACGGAACCGAGTTTTGCCAGCTCACGGTATTTGCCCGTAAGCGTGGCGGTGTCGGTATTGGTGTGCTTTGTCATCTCCTCTGCATACCCGGTGCCGTCGGTGTAGGAAGCATCGTTGTACATGATGCGGTTCTTGTCGTCGGGCACATTGATGCGCGTGAAGAGTTGCACGAACGCATTGCGGGGGCTGGCGTCTGCGTAAATCTTCGTCGTCAGCACGGTGCGGTTGGGGTCTTCGTTCGTCACGGCCGACGTGTCGAGTTTGAGCGCGAACTCACCCGTCGATACTCTGCCTCGTCCGTTCCGCATATCCTTATATGCGGCGGCGAACTCTTCCGATTTCAGCACCTCTTCCATAGCGGCGACCAGCGTTTTGTGTCCCTCCTGCTTGGGAGCGCCTTTCTTCATCGTGGCGATCTCGACGCCTTGAGCTTTAAGCGCGCCCTCCAGTTTTTCGATCTTCGCCGGCGACAGCCCGAGTTTCCCGAACTCCTCCTTGACAGCCTCGACGATCTCGTTCTGTGACTTGATGCCTGCGACCATCTCCTCGAACTGCCCTTTGATATAATCTCCGAGCGCGTTCAGGCCCTTTTTCTCGTCCTCGCTGAACTCTACGCCAGCGGGAAGCACAAATGGTTTAATCTCCATTCTTCTTTGTGTTTTTTTGGTTAATTGATATGTGAACCTATTTTCCCGAACATATTTTCAGTGAGTGGTTTCCCCGGCTCGGCTGCGTTCAATGTCTCGATGATTTGCTTTTTGATCTTCATTTTCTCCTCCAATGACGCCGCATTGAGAGCATCGCTCATAACCTTGATGGCGTCCGGTAAACTCTTCACAGCACCGACGAATGCCGTTTCCTCGTTGGCTCCGGCAGTAACGACGGATATTTCATGCAACACGACTTCCTTAACGATGAACGCGTCGAGGGCTTCGTCATATTCCATTTTGTCCCATACGTAGTTGAATCCGAACGAGAACTGATTAATATCGCCGTCTTTGAGCTGGAACCACGCGCGCTTTGCATTCGGCACCGCGTCGAAGTTGCTCAGCTTAACTTCTGCATATGCACCGTCTTCACGCTCTTCGATAGACAGTATCCGGCCGATAGGGTCGGCGAAATCATGTTGCCATACGAACGCGATTTTGCGGTTTGTGGCCGATCCCGGGCCCCTGTCGTTAATGGACTTGGCGAAGCATCCTTTGATAAGAATATCGCCCGCGCTGTCCTTGTTGCCGAAATTGGCGAACTTCACGAGGATAATATGCTCGTCCTCGTTCGCAATGTCCGCTTTTGTCACGGCGAACTCTTTGCGGCAAGTGTTGCCCATTGCCGCCCGGCGCGCTTCTATTTGCTGAGATAAGTTCATGTTATACGATATATTTCAAAAGTTCTGTTTTAGCCTGCTCCGTAGTCATCAGACCTCCGGACACGGCGTTATTCAAGGCATTTACGAGATTGGTCATGCCCGCCGCCTGTTCGCGCTTAGATTCTTGGAAGAGTTCAAGATGATCGTAGTAGGGCATCACCTTGAAATCCTCAAAGCCATATATCCTGTTGAGCACGGAGAATATATTATTTGCCTCGGGGATTATCGCGTCGTTATATAATATCGCCTTCGCTTCTTTGGCGTTGGCGTACGTTGAACCCTCTACGTCGAGCAGCACGCTCGGCACTTGGTAGATGTCCGCGATTTCCTTCTTGCAGGCTTTCTGCACGTCTGTCAGTCCCAGATCGGTAATCGTTGACGATACCGGACTTACGGCAGCATTCATGGACGTGATAGCGTATTTGAATTGATCGGCCCGGATGCCGTACTTTCTGAATGCCTGTTGTATGTTATTCTTCTCCGACTCTGTTTCCGGCAGCCGAGCATCTCGAATAATATCGCCGCTTCCGGATGTCAGCGAGATAATAGCCAGCATACCGCGGTTGACCATCAGTTCGTGCACCGATTCGTAGGATGCCACGAAAGTATTCACCGGCTTCTGTAATGATACCATTCGGGAGATGTTGCCGCCGCAAGCATTGAGATCATAAGAGGCATCTCTAACGATGAACATATCTTCTTTGGCTATCTTCATCGAAGACCCGCAAATGGTCACCGTGTAATCCACGATATCCGCATCGGGCATGAACGATAACGCCGGAGATATTGCGGCATTTTCCGTGACGCAAAGATTGGGGACAACGAACAGCTCGAAAGCTTCCGGAAGCCCCACCGATTCCATGCGTACGATATAGGCTTTGCCGAAAATCTGCGTCATGGCCTCGATGTATGCCACGAAGTCCGCGATGCCTTGCACGCTATTAGGGCGCGACATGGTCCGCACGGCGTTCGGTCGTTCGAGGTCTTCACCATCTTCCGTGGTGGCTGCAAGACGTAGATTCTTAATTGCCGCGCATTTCTTCGAGATCACAGACATCAGCGGCGAGCAAAGTGCGTATGCTTTGGCTTGTCCCGCTTTGCCCCTGGTGTCGATCGTTCCCACGGTTTCAGCTGATCCCTGAAATACCGGAGGTACGCCGATGTAGCTCAATGTCGATGCCGGCAAATTTGAGGCTGTATTATTGCTTTTCCTGCGTATTTCGTAGCCGAATAGATTCATTATGCAGCTATTTGAATAAGGTTCTTGAATTCAGACTGAACGGCATATATGGAAGCGTCCCATAGATGGTTGAATTTGTCGTGCGGGTAGTTTATGGCGATGCCGTTCACCGTCTCCCACACGTACGAGTTTGCTTCTATCTGCATGTTGCGCGAACGCACGCAGTGTATCTTGCATCCTTTCATGACCGTGATGCCGTCCATGACAGACCCCGGGTATTTCCGCACGGGGATGACCGTAAGCCCTTTAATGCGCATTGCGGTTATCATGCTTTCGGGGGATTTGGCATATTTGTCGGCGCTATCTGCATAGCATCGGGATACTCCGTTTGTGAAGTGCGGCGAAAGCGCTGCATACAATTTCGAAGCGTCGGCGATAGGCTGATATATCAGCTCCTGCAAATAGAGATGGTTCGGGACCCGGAATCCGACACGTACGCAGGCCGTGGGGTCTGCTGTGAATCCGAAGTCGAGGCCCAATACAACGCGTTCGATGTCTTCGGGGAATTCGTCGATCCAGTCGATGTCGGGGAATATCAGCCCCTCCTGCGCGGCACGTACTCCGAGGCCGTACACTTTCCAGCGCCATTCGTCGGCAGTTCCGGCGGCGATATTCTCGGGTGTGGGTTCGTATCCTTCGATTGTGCGGCGAACTCCCGCCGGGCAGAAGGGATTATCCTTGTACGTCGTGTGCGTGAAAATAGTATCCGGAGCGCCCTCCATATGAAACGCCCAATGCTCCGTGTATTTCGGGTTCCAATCACCGATGACCATCCGCGTGCAACGCATGGTGATATTGTCGAATTGCGCACGGCTTACACCGTCGAGCATCTCGTTGAAATATACGATGTCGCAGTCGTGGCCCTCTTTGACATCCATTTTATCGAGACCCCGGAAACGAATCACGCTATCCTTGATGCGATATTCGGGGAGAATGTTTTCGCCACGCATACAATCGGAATCGTATACGCCGCGCAATTGCAGCTTCTTGCGGAAGTCGTCCAGCGTCTTTTCCTTGCAATCTTGAAGCGTGGCCCGATAACAGTATATTTTAAGAGGTGCGGACGATGATGCGCAGATGTCATACAGAAAGTCTGCCGTGTCGAAAGTTTTTCCGGATCGGGAGCTTCCTTCGTCGAAGATACGGACGACGGCGCCGCTCCCGGCGTATAGCTGGTAGAGGTACATCTTGACTTTGTAGGTCTTGCCTCTGTATGTTACGGGATTGGGCGTCATTCCTTCACTGTCATTTTGCCGATGGACTGAATGATCTTGGCAGCTTCGGGATCGAGGACCACGGAAATAGGCTGTATTGCGGCCGTTATCTCCTTGCCGTTGGTTGTCACGTCCTGGCGGTCGGCAAGATGCAGAACACGCGACGCAATCGTCGAGTTGTACTGCTCACACATAGCCCCCTCCAACTGATCGGATTCGATTCGCGCGCGCACGCGCGCACACACGCTCAAAAATTCATCCTGCTTTTCGTATTCCCGGAAAGTATTCTCTACAATCTCCGCGAACACGCAGAATCCTACAAGTGTCAGCGGTCGTTCGTAAGGTACGGGAATAACAGAGCCGTCGGCCAATACCCTGTTGCTGTATCGCGGGTTCGCTTTCACCCATTCGACATACTCTTCAAACTTGGCTTCAAGGGCTTCGGGGGTATATGCACGAGGGCGGCCCACTTTACGGGTGGGCTTGCTGTCGAGTGTCTTATTGAATCCTTCCGTTCTCTTTGCCATAGAAAAAGGGTCTGCGGCCGGATGAATAGCCACAGACCCTCGTTTCCAGGAAACCTACTACCAACAACGTGTCCTTTCGTCGTTAAGATTCGCGGTTATTGCCGCTTGTCTTGTCCGTGGCCTGCTTCATCACAGGCTTACGATGCAAAGGAGCGAACCCTCGGCACATTGTGCAATAGTTTGACGAAAAATTTTCAGATTTTTTTTTGAAAAAATGTTTTGCATATTCAGATTAAATGCTTATATTGCAACACCAAAACAACTAAACAAGGCCGACGGGCCATAAGCGGCAACTATGAAAAACTTTATCAATTCTTACGATCGCGTCAAAGGAGCCATTGAATCGGGCAAGGCTATCAACATCTTCAACATGGTAGACGGCGACTACGTCGGCATGGGCGAATTCGAATATTCGGACGAAGCCATGATCGTTCTCGAGCTCGTCGCCAAGAATGGCGAAGGATTCGTCGTAGACATCTGCAATCGTGTTCTCGAATCAATAAATGTCGGCAAGGCTATCACGTTGTCCGAAAAACAGCGTTGGTGCATCGCCTTCGCGGCGAATAAGATTTCGACGGACAAAGTCGATGAGCTGCACACAGCCGATGCTGAATTCATCGCTATGGTCGAATCTGAAGAGGCTGTTGAAAATACGGCACATAATAACGAATATTTTGAAAACATGGACGACAATCAATTTATTTCCATTCGTTCGCTTCTGAACCGAGCCGAAGCCGGTGAAACTATCTCCTCCATTAAACTGTCTGATGCCGGTAAATACGCCTCCAACGCGAAAGGTGATATGCTTATCAATACGGACATCTTCTTCTCGTCGCGCGTATATGCATACAGGGCCGATGACCGGCTGGTTAAGATTGGGAAAAAGACGCTTAATGTCGATGAGCTGCGCCGGCAACTCGAACGGTTCATCGGTAAAGGATCCGCCGTCGTTTGCATAGGCGGCAAATGCCTTCGTGGCGAAATTACAAAATAGCTCAATATGAAAGAGTACCCCGCATTTATTATCGATAGAAGTCGCCGTTCGGGATCGTCCCGTTTTTCCGACGACTTCATCGTCTGCACCGATCGGGAGGTCGGGTTCATCGCCAGAGTATACAAACTTCCCAAATCACGCCGTGCAGAGTTCGAGCAGAGCATCGCCTGTCTATCCGAATCGCAAATAGATAACCGATACTATTTTGCCATCATTGGAAATGTATTGTGCGTGCTGGAGGTCGTGCGAATGTTGCATGAGCCTGTTGCGCATATCAACAGACTTCGGCCGTTGATGAAGAAGGCTTTCAAAGCCTACATACACGGCGAAGAATCAGCCGTTCGACGGGACGGCCAGCCGTATGACGATCAGATAGCCGCTCTTGACGACATCCTGCGGATGGCAAAGTCGCAACGGTCACGCATGGTCGATATGAACGGTGAAGCGGCCACGGAACGATTTACAAGCGCGATTCAGTCGGCCCGCGATTCCGTTGCCTTGCTTCAAAAAATCACACGACATGAATAAGGATGCATCGAAACGGGGCGGTGCGCGCCCGGGCGCTGGGCGCAAATGTAAAGGCAGTGCGCCGTCGGTCACTGTAAGCTTGCGCCTCCCCCCGGAATTGCGAGACGAGTTGCGCGCGTTTCTGAAATCCCGCCGGATGACCGCCGCACAGTTCGTGGAGGAAGGCCTATGCATCCACCGTAAACCCGATGCGAAGTCTTGATCCCCACCGTAAACCCGATGCGAATAGCCCGGGTTTTAATGGGATAGATTGTTCAAAATGTCCGTGTTTTTCTCGGGGAGAAAAACAACTTTAAAGCGGTTTATTGTTCAATATGTATAAAAAATACCCGAGCTCGTGGCCCGGGAGTTGGGAGGGTGGGTTAGAACCTTTTTGTCAGACTGATTCCTGCGCCGTAGTCCGAAACCGTGAAATTATGACCAAGATTTATTCCGTTGTCGTAATCTCTATATATTCCCGTTAACACAACGATTACTCCTGCGAGAGATGTTCCGGCGCAGATGAATCCGACGGTACGCTTCGTCTTATCCAAAGACTCTATTTCTTTTGCATATTCATCTGAATCAATATCGTGATTTGCAAGTTCTTCTGCCAGCCCTTTAGACCTTGTACTGACCGCAGAACTGGTCAGCATATATACTGCAGCAGATGCACCAATGACGGATGTCCCTATTACGAGGTTCCGAGGCTTTAATTTGAGCTTATATTTTTTGCCCTCATCATCTATGCCTTGGTCCGGCTTAAATGTTGGGCGTTGACATTCTAAAGTCTTTTGCATCTCTATTTTTCTCTGATATTCTTCGCGTTGTTTTATATATAGTTCATCCATCGCTTTTACCATACCCGGGCCGTATCTTCTTGCGAAGTGCTCTTCCAATATATATTGGTCTGATTTATAATCAAAATATACTCGACGGCCTTTATAAGTGGTAATAAGACCAGGAGCGTACGGGCTTGACTTGATAATAGATACAGCTTTTTCGATGTCGTACGATTTGTATTTTACAGAATCTCGGTCTTGCGCAAAGGTTATCCCAGATATTAAAATGATGATGAATGTAAGTAAAAGTTTCTTCATGGTGTTTAATTTTTGGTTTATACAATTTACCCCCCCCCGGATACTCGGAGAGGGGCATTTTTGTTTAGTGCTATTATGTGTGTGCTTTGGCATACGGTTCCAGCTCTCCTCCGGTAGGCATTAGTCTAATTAGAACACCTTTAGCCCTCTTTTTTTAGGGCGACTTCGCCCTTGTTTTTAGCCCTCTCTTCTCGGAATAGATCAAGTAGTACCCCATTTTGCCGAATTAGCTCCTCGTTTTGTCGAAGGACTTGGTCTAAATACTTCTTCATAGTGTTTGAATTATTTAAGTCAGCTTCCGAAAGTGTTGCGTCTTCTCCTCCTTGACTGACAGGTTGGTCGGTATTTTTGAGCATTGACCCTTCGCCGGTCAATAGCCAATTTATATCGAATTGGGGATAGGTGTTGATAATATAATTAGCAAGCTCCCCAGATATTTTTTTCACTTTCCCGCTCTGAATATCTAAAATGCGCTGATATTTTACGCCTATTCGTTTAGCAAACGTAGGCGCTTTAATACCGAGATTGAGCAATATCTCATTTATTTTTTCAGAACCTTGCATTTTGAATGAAATTTCTATTATTTTTGCGAAAAGCGTATTGTTATGGTATTAGGCATTATATCGGTTATTTTTTCATTATTCGCAGTATGTTTTAATCTGTATGTATTCCATCGTCTATTCAAATCATCGGAGCGAGATTATGAACGCCGCTGCCGATATAATGAACGAAAGCAAAGAAATGACAAGGGCTACAACTGAATAATATTTATTTCGCTTTTTTTCAGCAACCGATAATTCTAAATCCTCGTTTTGTAGTGCAATAGCATTTGTATTTTCTTGCTCTTGTGCGTATATATACCTTGCTCCACCTTTCGATATTATATAAGCAGTTTTTTCTGTACCGCTAAGCCCGATACTGCCTTTTATAGCTGCGCCAAAGTTGCACAATGAACAGCAAATACGATAATATTGCGCTTCATCAGTCACTAATTCTTCAATATCTACTCCGGTAACGCATCCATTCCTGTTTTTAAGTCGTTTCAATATTTCTTCCGCTACATATATATCACACTCATTCATAGTTAATTACGCCTTCACCATAATTTTCAATTAAAAAATAATCGAAAATTCTATTATAAAAATTTGATATAATAGAAATATCGTGTATATTTGCATTGTCAACGGATTGATACAGCAAAGGTAAAGCGTATTTAACCCGAAAACAATGTAAAGATATATAAAAAATATCGAATAAACCTAATATAAAAGGCTATAAAATGGCTATGAACGACCAAATAATCGAAAAAAACGCCTTTACGCGCGGATTGTCAATAGTGGATAACTTCGACCGCCAAAACGGAACAAAACTGGGCCCGAGGCTCCGACATGAACTCTGTATGGAGCTGGGGTTTATCAAACTTGTGGACATCGACGGCAAAAAGGTGGAGGTTCCCAATCCTCGCACGCGGCAGGCTCTGCATAACCGGCAGAATGGATATGTTCCCCATACTCCACTCGAGCGGAAAGCCATTGAGCAAACTTTCAAGGCATACATAGGCACTACGGACATCTGGGGCTTGGCTTAAGACTATGAAAACTGACGCCCTATTGAGCAAACGCGAGCGTGAGGTAATAAACCTCGTTGTGCTGGGCTATTCGGCCCGCGAGATCGCAGATCGGATGAACGTGATCTACCAATGCGTAGCGAACCACCTCCAGAGCATCTACGACAAGACGGGGACGAAGCGGACCTTGCAGGCATTGGTTACCTGGTATTTCACGCAGAATTTCGGCATCACGCTCAACGTGTCCGAGATGACCCGACGCATCGGGGCCACGGTTCTGCTGTGTCTGTTCTCGGTGGAGGTGTTCAGTACGGATTTCGAATGTCGCAGGTTGCGCAATCCCCGCCGAAGCCGAGGCTTCCGGGTGGAAGAGCTGATAGAGAACTAAACCAACAACACAACAATATGAAAACGAATTACGAAGAGGTGAAAGACAGCCTTCTGTCTTTTGGAAAGAAACATTCGGCCTGCCAACTTGGATACAAGCGTCTTTATGCGACTGAAAGCGTCGAGGAGGTTATGGCAGTTGTTAAAGATAATTTCTCATGGTGTTGCCAATTCGATGATTTTGCTGATGTTCTTTTGGCGCATCGGGAACAGTTTGCCGAGCATAAAATATGGATCAACACTTCCGTTGAAATTAAAGAAGGGGTTGGTTACCTGTTGACTACGGAAGGCGAATTCAACGCCGAGAGCCGGGGAACCTCGACGATCAACGCCCGGAGCCGGGGAACCTCGACGATCAACGCCCGGAGCTGGGAAACCTCGACGATCAACGCCGAGAGCCGGGAAACCTCGACGATCAACGCCGAGAGCTGGGAAACCTCG